GTCAAGTTCAACATTGACGATGTTGTTAACACAACAATCATACATGTTAATACTATCACATTTATCATCGCCATTTGGAACATAAGTAAATTCAAACTGCGGAGGATTATCGTCATCAGTCTCTACAAAGAAACTACTCCAACGAAATCCTGTTTTACGAACGATTGAATTACCATCTTTATAGTAATATTCATGTTCTTCACAAGATTTTTTATAATACGTTGAAACTTTCCAGTTAGCCATTTTACTTTATTTCCTTTCCCCATATTTTAGGAAGAATAACTGCTAGAAATTTTCCATAGGCTGCAAACATACCAAAGAAAATAACTGCCTCTAGAAGTCCCAATAAAAGATCATTATAATTCATATTAGATTTTTGTATCTTCAAGCCACTGATCTTTAGGCTGTTTGCCTGCAAGTTGCTTTGTATGTTGACGATATGAAAAACTACGCATATCGTATAATTGTGCTTCATCAAACTTATAACCATAGTCAACACAGAATTCTCTGTATTTTTCTAGGTCTTCGAAAATTTGACGAACTTTAGGATTAGGTTGAATTACTGGTTTGCCCATTTGTGTATTTCCTTTAAATTGAAAGTTGTTGATAAGGTTTTGTTAAATTATACTGAATTTTGCATCCGTTTTCATTATCTTCGGATACCTCAATTACTACATTACGATTAGGATACTTATTTGCAATTTGGATGTATAAATCATCTGCAATCATTTCGCATGATTTATGATTTAATTCTAAAATCGCATTATCGTACAACCCTTGTAGCCATCTTTTGAATTGGATGAATTCAATGTCCCTGTCATTATGGAACACATCAATGTACACCCTGAAGTGGAAGATATGACGATGAGGGAAAGACAGAAAACTAACATCTTGTAGTTTAGGATCTTCCCCAGCTGCTGGATATCTGTGTATGCCTTCTTTTTGAAACGTAACATAAATTTGCCTCATAGCAGATTCTTTAATGCGTTCTACTTTGTCTCTTTCTTCATTTATCATATTATTCACCAAAGTCTACTCGTTCGTGATCATGTTCCCATTGTAACTTATTTAGGCGACTTATTTCGTCTTTATATTTTAATTTTTGCTTTTTCATTTCAGCAATTTTATCCGCATCAAAATTAGGATTTTTTTCTGCTTCTATAATTTGTTTGTCCAATTGCCTATGTGTTTCTGTAAGACTGGCAATTCTATTTCTATAAGGCATATATTCTCCTTAAACAATTGAAAAAAGTTCATTGAATGATGTTCTTGCATTCACGGTTTTCTTACCACTAAATCCCTGACTACCTGATTGCATTTGCATCCATAATCTACTATAACTATCAATTACATCATGACTAGCACTCCTTGACTTTTGAGAAAAAACTTCGTTGATAACATCTTTAAATTTAATACCTGTATTATTTTGTTTAATCATAGCAGGAATAACACCTTGTGCATATTTACGGTTAGCCTCTTGCACAGCACTTATATGCTGATAAACATTATGTGCTTGTAACAAAGTATAACTTAATGTATCCCAACTTGTTTTTGTTTCTTTACCATGTTGACCAATAAAGCCAACACCCCTGTAGCATAAATCTTTAATCAACAGTTTATCAGTAATAGGACTATTTGTAAAGTCTTTATGGATATCATCACCCAAAACAACATCTATGAATTTTCTATTATCCGTTGCATATTTTTTATCTTCAGCCGTTTTCTCCATACTATATGACCATTTCTTTTCATGCTCAATATTATTTTTGAAATAAGCCAAACCTTTTGCAGCACTAAAAAATGGGCTTGCACAATCAAATGTAATTATTAATTTTGGGTTATGATATTTTCTAATAGCTTGTTGTATATCTGTAAACAATACTGCATATTCTAAAATGCTTACACCTAAACAGTGTATAAGGTCATGTTTACCTTCTTGCAATAAACCATCATAGATTATATCAACCATACGCCTTAAGGTAAGATGTATATCTACTTTGTTTTGTCCCCCAAATGCCCAACCATTAAAATGATTATCAGGGTATATTGCAGGATCACAATATTTTTTCATTTCCTGATACCAATCATCGCTTTCTTTATGTGTGGTACCTTGTAATACGTTTAAGAACTTACAATTACCATTGCGATTAGTTATAAAATATTCATTATTAATATGTGTGGCTTTGATTGCATCGTTGATGTTATGTATACCATGTAAAGGTATTGCTTTAGTGTTTAGGAAACTTTGACTAGGAATATCTAAACACATACCATAATCCATGTATGTATCCATCCATGTCAATACTGCTTTACGTTTCTCCATTGCTTTAGGGCAATTAGGATTCTTCCAATCAGCAGGCCACTGACCTTTAAGAATCTGAAATCCACCGCTATCACCCAACATGAAAGTATTATTTCTGTCACGCTTGCGTATAATACTTTCACCATGATCATCTTTGGTAGTGTCTAAGTTAGCATGACCTGCACTATACAAACCCCATTTGTAAGTGTACAATCCTTTTTGATCATTAAGAAAGTTTAGTGCCTCAAGATCAGGTATACCTTGAGGTATTCTATCGTCAGGAAAATATTTTTCTCCCTCACGTTGTCTACCTAATCCACTGATAAAGAAACTGCTTACAGCAGGCAAAAATAATGCCCAATTAGGATCTTGTTGTTGTGATAAATTAGTTTGTTCCATTAAGGTATTTGCATTGATTGTACTGATGCTTTTGTATATGCCTGTTCTTCTGGTTTTTCTTCTGATTTAATAAGAGTTTTAACCATTTCAATTTGATTTTTCTTTTCGTTGATTTGATTAACTAAATCATTTATAGCTGGATGAGTTTTAGCCAATCCTTCTAGTTCTTTTTCTTCCTGCATTTTTCTTTGCGCCCATTCAAAAGCTTCAAGCATTACAGGATTAGTAGTTAGTGTTATATTATTGTCAAGTGGTATCCATCCTGTGCCAGTGCTAACTTCTAGTCGTTTCATGCTACCATTCCATTGAATAGCACCTGTGTTACTAGGTTGTGAGTAAGTATTGACTTGATACACTAATGGCATATTGGTTGATGTAATATTAATCATTTTTGTTGTGCCGGAAAAAGATATGAATAAACAGCAAGACCACTATCGATACTAATTTCCATAGCACCTTTGTCTAAAATACGCATAGTTTTATCTCCTGCTAAACTTAAAATGCTTACAACCTCTTGTACAGGCCAACTTAGTGCCTTACCTAATGTGCCGTTAACATTTGCTTCAAAAACAAAATTACCGCTATGTGTACTAACGTCACCAAAGAAGATTTTTAAGTCACCATTCTCTACTTTAGTCATAAAATGTTTTTCATCACTATTAGCTTGGCTCTGTTTTTTAAGTCGTAGAATACTGTTTACACTAGGAGTGAACTCAACATTCCATGATGTACCATGATACTTAACTACTTTGACTTTTTCTTCAACAATGCCCTTAGCCATTAATCTATAATCATTTACGAAATCACCTGCTTTAGTTTCAAAGTGAATTGAATCAGGAGTATCTACTCCATCACGATTTTTTCTAGTCATTGTAATTTTAGCATCTTCATCATAATCATCAAAACTTAAAATTGTTTTTAGTTTTGAGAGATTAGGCATACCAAAAGTACCAATCAATTCTGGTTGTGGTGTTTTAAGTACACCGTTGAATATAACATTTTTGTCATCAGACAATGCCGAAACTTGTGTTTCTGTGTCTGTGCCAATTACTTTAATTAAATCTATAAATCCTAAGTTGGATGTATGATTTATCAAATCTTGTAAAATATCTTTCATTTATTGTCCTTTAAATTATTTAGGAAAGTCTGTTGTGTATAATAATGGATTTTATTGCAAAAGTCAAAACTAATTTAACCATAACTGAATAATAAGTCAAAAGTTGTTTTTGTGTTAGTGCTATCACGTAAGTCCCAATTCAAAACGTCAAGTAAGTTGTCTATTTTTTCATCTACTAATGTTTGTTCCATAGCGTCATCATCAAATGGCAAATCACGAAACCATTGTGGTAAACGTAATTCATCAGTAGGGTAAGCAATACTTGTAAAGCCTAATGGATTGTTGCGTAGTTTACACACAACAATTTTCATGCCATCTACAATTTTTTGACTATAGTTATCTCCGTGTACTTTTCGTAGATAGTTCCAATTTAATGCAGCACGTACATGTCCGGGCATATTAGCTTTACCTGTACTGCTGTTTGCTTCTTTTTCACCATACATTGTCAAATTGTTTACACTCTTTGGACTACCCTTTGTCCAACTATCTTGCGCTGATAATGTAAACTTAAACTGACGAATTACTTCTACCACTTCGTCACGTTGTTTACCTCCAAGAACCATTTCAAGAACACCCATTAAAAAGTCTTGTACTTGTTTCGGAGTATCAGCACGTTTCAAATCAAGACCCATTGCCTTAATTTTACCCATTGAGTCTTTATCTAAACGTTTACCTTCTTTGTCATAGATATTAATTGCATAGCGTTTCTTTGTGATAAAGATGCTACGATCACCGATTAGTTCTCTTCCTGCTTTAATAATTGCACCATTTTTTCTAGGTGCATGAAATGCAGTTTCCATAAATGCAGGAAAACTTACATTGACTTGTTCAGCAATATTATCATAAAGTTGAATACATATGTCTTTATCCCACTGAACTTCACCTTTTTCTATGTCACTTTTGAGTAATGGATAAGCACTGAAGTAACAACTATCAGTATCTCCATAAACGATTGCTTCACCTTCGTGATTATATTCACCTGCAATGCATTCGTTAATTTTACTCATCATATGTCTAGTGATTTGGCGACCACACAGTGTTACACTTTGACCAATTCGTTTATCATAGAAACGACAATGTTCATTTAGTAGTGCGCCATATGCAGAGTTGAGTAGAATCTTTCGGACTAACTGACGTTTATCCCAATACTCTTTATCATAGTCGGTTGTTGATTCTTTTAGTTTCTTCTGCATTTCTTTACGATCACTATACCAGCGTGAGAGTAGACCTGGGATCACGCCTTCTTGCTCAAATGTAAATATAGTACCATTAGCACTAAGCATATATGGCTTGTGACTATCAAAGATAAGTTTCCATACTTCTGCTGCACTCATTTCAACACTACGTCCATCTTCGTAATCAATGGTTAGCATAGTGCCACGTTCTTGATTCATAATAGCAGTATACTCTAATGAACCAAATAAGTTTTCCCACAGTATTGCACCAGTTACGGCTTCGTCTTCATTTTTCCTACGTTTCTTTTCACTGGCAAGTCTTAATCCTTTTTCTCGCATAAATTGGTCAGTAAGAGTTTGCCTGACTTGTCCAACGATTGTTTCTGGAGCCATGTTAAGGGCACGAATAACGCTGGGATAGAGCGAGTTGATATCGACTGCTCCGACGTATTCATGCATTCCCCTTTTCGGCGTAGCAACATAGGCACCTGCTGCTTGTTGTTCATCAGTATTATCCTTTCGTGATTTATCGGGTACTACAACACCTCTTTCATGTGCTTCATTAAAAACTGCTTGTTCAATCATTGCAACTGAACCCATTACTGTTGGCAACAGCACAGTATTTTCATGTGCTAGTGCATTTGCCAAATCTAAGAATTTCAATTTGTTGTGTATCTTGACCAACAACATTGTATCTTGACGATTATATTCTAAAAACTTTTCCCAGTCTTTATTGTATAATTGATCAAGTGTGCCTTCATATTGTGTTTTGTTTTCACCAACTTCCATCTCACCGATGAAGTCAAGTTTATAACTATGGCGACTTTCATAATTGTATTTCTTATACAATTGCAAATAGTCCATGTGAATTCGACCGATTAGATCATATGTAGTTTCTTCTTTACCAAATCTTTCATATGTGCGAGGTTTAGGAAGTTGACCAAGTAAACAAAACTTTCTTGTATCGTCTTTACTCATTACACGTGTTACACGATTTACCATATATGGTATATCATATCCTTCTGAGTTCCAACCAGTCAATACATCTGCATCACTAATAAGTTGGAAGAATGTGTCAAACATATCTTTTTCAGACTTAAACAACAATGTGTTATCAAACTTTGCAGTTATCTCTGTTGCTGTTTCATCACTCATATGTTTTGGAGCAACACACAATGTGATTAATAAGTCTTGCCAATCCAAATACATTGATATAGCCGTAACTGGATTGAATGGATCATCAGTTGGACTGAATCCTTTTTCAGGATCAAAGTCAACCTCAATATCGAAAAAACATGTATGAAGTTTAGGAGGCTCTGCACCCAAGTAGTTATCACTAAGGCATCTAAAGACTACATTAACATCACTTTCAAATAGTTTTTTGCCTGAGTGTATTCTGCGTTCTTTTTCAAATTCACTGCGTTTGCGTGTACTAAATCTGCTTACAGGATCACCGTAAATACTGCGATATTTGCCTTTAGGATCACTGTAATAAAAAACATAGTTTGCAGGATATTCTTTGTATGTACGCTTACCTTCTGGTGTGCGTTCTACTACAAATATTCTGTCACTGTCTCTATCTAATATTGCGTCAATATAACTCATAGCATTCTTACCAATCCAATCGTATCAATGGTGGTGAGCAGTAGATAGTTAGCCAACATACCAAATGATTTGCGAGTCCAAGCAGCCCAAGCATACATAGTACAACCAGCGATCCAAATAGGATATAGAGTGAGGAGTGGAGGATTGGGAACTGTAAGCGCCATTGTGATCGAGCATCCAATACTGATAGCCCAAGCAAGCAACTCGACAGCAAAACGTACACGATGAGATGCCCAATCATTTTTTATCCATTGTAGTATACTAGATACGCAATCAATCAAAGTGTCTTACCTACAGTTTCTAGTATAGTATTAAGTTCTTCGTTTTCTTTGTTTGTCTCACCAAGTTTTGATTTATATGCTACACGAATGGCTTTCTTTAATACACTTGGCTTTACTTCTAGTTCTTCTGCAATAGCCTTAACTGTATCGTTTAGACCCTCACTAAGTGTTTCTACTTCGTTCATTACTGCCATACCCTCATTAATTAGTTGGGTAAGTCTTAGTTTTTGTTCTGATGAAAAGGTACGACTCATTATGTTCTCCTGTGAAAGTAGTTAGTATATATGTAATGCATTTGTTTGTCAAACATTTTAAGGTATTTTTTTGCCAATATTTTCCATCAAACAAATATATGGAAATATGTTTTGTGAAATTAAAGTATAATGGATCGTTAATGGATTGCGGTAGTCCAAGGATCTAGTATTACCGGAATACCGTCAGGTCTTTGTAATATGTTTCCACAATGAAAGTCTGGGCTATATTTTTTACTTAGACCCAAATACCAAACAAATTTAAGCGTTTCGTAAAAATATTTGAACTGACGCTCCCCTCCCAATTGTTTGATAACACTATCTAAAACATTGTCTTTATCCTCACCGAGTCTTTTCCTTAAATCAGTAAGCATAACTTCATACTTGTCATTGTAATTTAGGTATGTTCTTAATGCCCTAAGTATAAAGCAAACATCACTGTCTAATGACTCTAATTTTTCTTGTTGAATTTGTAGGTAAGTTTTACCTCTGTGTTGAAAACTTTCATATCCATAAAATTTAGGGAAGAATGGATTATTAGGATGTTTCATGCAATATCTTACCCAAGTAAAAAACATAGCGTGTTCATTACTAAATGGTTGACCCTGTAAATCTTTTCCTGTTTTACTTGCACCAAATATTTTTAATACATTACCCGTAGTTGGTTCAATATATGCATACTGGTCTATTCCAGATCCTAAATACTTATAACCTTTATTAATTAGTGAGGTGTGTATAGAACGGTGAGTTGTTGTAGCTTCACCTAATTCGTTATTTTGTGTGTCTACTGAATTCTTAGCGAGTACAAAACTTTTACCTTGAAATTTCAAATATTCTTGTAATTCATCAGGTAAATCAGAAACACTGGCATTATGATACCCTAAAGCAGGAGCAAAAGTATTAACTAATCTTGAATATAATGATATTCTACTTTTTTCCCGTGCTGAAAATATTAAATAATTTGGTTGGTATTTTTTAATAAAGCGTAATACACCATATATTATTGTATTAAATATTGGTATAACATCACGCTCATTTTTTCCTCGTATATCATAATGGTCATTAACAGTGAATTCGCAAATGTAATGATTTAAATCATATATTGAATAGAAATCCATTACTAACTTATTACCTAGTTCAGTTTCTGTCCTTGCTCGTATTATACCACCTCGTCCTGGATCATCCCATTCCAACGGATATCTGTTACTCATCAATGATTTAGTAGAAAAAACTTCTGTTAAAAAATCCGTTGCTCTCATTTTTGACCTATTATTAACCAGCAATTATATTTAGTTTCTGGATCAGTTAATACGATTTCGTCAATCAATAAAGTTTTATTCATTGGGAACGCATCATAAAATTCTTCAAAATTTTTATATTGATTAGTAGCATTTGGATCATTATCTCTTGCTTGTAGCATTACAGTTGTGCCATAAGGAATTCTTGCAAACCAATCATTGCCCTTTATGTTTGTGCAACTAAAACAAACAACCAAACCGTTCTTACCTAATTGTCTATAATCTAATTTATTTGCATCCTTATACATAGACTCAATATTATCTATTTTAAGTTTTTTTATTATTTCGTCACCTGCGTTTAGTTTTTCTTTATCTGTCTCAACATTTATAATTTTATTAAAATTGAAGTATTTTCTCAGTAAATGAAACATAATACTGATGTTGCCATACCAGCTACCTAAAATATAGATTGTATCAAAATCTGTTTTAACTTTTTTAAGGTTGTACAAACTCCAAAGTCTTGCTAAGTTTAGACTTTTACCATAACTTCCTTTACTTGTATTTGGATTTACTTCTTTAATTTTCATAATTCTACTTGTAAATCGTCGCTGTTTTTATTTTTAACTTCACGTGAATATCCTTGTCCAAGCACTTGAATATTACCGTCTATCCATTCTGCTAAATTTGCAGCTACACTACCCCTAATATTATCACTTATATATTGACTTAATATAGCTACAATAGGTGGTAAATTTTTTAATGATTCGGGATTGTTCTTTAAAAATTTTGCAT